GGTCAGGATATAAGGCAGAAGGAAACTAAGATTAAAGATCAGAAAAGTGATAATAACAAGGACATCATGAATCACATGAAAGGTGCTGCAGTTATAGTTGATGACGATGGCAGGAGACTTGTTACATGGATAAATGGTTCTAAAAAAGGCTTGGATCAGAAAGCCTTTAAATTGGCACACCCTGATCTGGTGGAGAAGTTCTGCCGTGTGTCGGAATTTCGCACATTCAAAATAATAGAAAGGAGAGTATGAGCGAGATTGAAATACTATCCGGCATGAAGCCCAAACCCTTGCGGATTGGGATTCATGGTGCCGGAGGAAGTGGTAAATCCACTTTTGGAAAGGAGGGTTTGTTCCTTGATGTGGAAGGAGGAATTGCTGACATAGATTGTAAATCCATTGATCTGGTTGGTAAATCCTATGATGATGTCATGGATGCACTCCGTTATATTTATAAGGAAGCCGATTCAATACAAAATGAATTGATTGTCGTAGATTCATTGGATTGGCTGGAAAAAGTTCTTTGGCAGAATGTATTGGATAACAAGATACTGAATGAAAAGAACTATACTTCAATTGAGGAGTTTGGATACCAGAAAGGATATACTTTTGCCTTGAAGGGATGGCAGGAAATTTTGAATGCCCTTGAAGCAATTCGTAAAAAAGGTTTCCATATCCTGCTTATAAGTCATTCGCAGATTTCGAGATTGGAGTTGCCGACACTTGATCCCTATGACACGATTACTCTTAAACTTCATAAGACTGTCAGGGGTACAATTCTTGAATGGTGTGATATTATCGGGCATGTTTCTCCTGAAATATTCACCATCAAAAGTGGGGATGCATTTGGAAATACTAAATATAAACCCACTGCAACAGGCCGGAGGATGCTCTACCTTGGGAATGATCCAAGTTATGAAAGCAAAACACGGCTTGCATTACCGGAAAGCCTTCCTCTTAACTGGAAGGATTTCATGTCAGCCATTGCAGATGCAAGGGCGGCTGAAGGCAATGTTGCCAAATCTACACAACAGTTAAAAACAGTTGAAAAGGAGAGCAAATGAAACTTGAATTCAATGCAGATGAAGTGGAAGTTGTCGATGAGGACTTCTCTCCGCTTATGCCTGGTGAGTATCCTGTAATAGTGGAGGATAGTGAATTTAGAGAAACAAAAGCAGGAGACGGGAATTACCTGTTTCTTCAACTTGTGGTAATTAATGGACGAGGTAAGAACAGGAAACTGTTTGACCGCCTGAATTTGGATAATCCAAACCAGCAGGCAGTTGAAATTTCCAAAAAACAGCTTGCTTCATTATGCAGGGCAATTGGGAAGCAGAAGATTACAGATTCCAGGGAACTGCATGACATTCCTGTCATTGCAAGGGTTGAAATTAGAAAAGGCTCTGATGGTTATGATGATAGTAATGATATTAAAGGGTACAAGAAGTATCATGCTCCAGAAACATCGGATGGTGATGACGTACCTTTTTGAAATTAATCCCCTCATACTCTATGCCCTTGGGATTTACCTGTCCGGGTGTCTTAGTGGCATAGTTTTCCTGGCCCTGTCTGTAATGATCTGTTGCAGGCAGGGTAACTCTATCATTTTTTCAAATGAATGAAATTCCCTTATGAAAGTTTCTTATTTTTATGGTGGTGTGGGAGAAACTAAACCTGTTTACAAAGAAATTGATGATGTATTCCAGGAAATAAAAGATGGAACCCACAAAGACATAATTTCTGTTTGCCGCAAGGAGCTGATAAATGGCGGTAAACTGAAATACGATTTATTTAAAAAGCGGCTGCCTGCATACACGTTATCCTGCCGTACCAAAACCAGAAAGGCAGATACGCTGATGGAATATTCTGGTTTGATGCAAGGTGATATTGACAAACTGAATGAAGATGCAGAAGTTGTGCGGGATGAGCTGTTTAAGGATAAGCATGTAGAGGCTGCATTTGTTTCGCCATCAGGAAGAGGAGTGAAACTATGGATAAAAGTTGTTCCTGATGCAACCAAGCACACTGAATCGTTCCATGCAGCAGAAAAACATTTCAAGGAAACATACGACCTTAAACTTGACCCGCAATGCAAGGACGTTGCCCACCTGTTTTTCCAGACCTATGATCCCTCTGCAAAAAGAAAATCCAATGCAATCCCGATTCCCCTTGAAAACTCTGATGCAACTTCAGAAGTCTTTTTTGATGTTGCTGAAGTAAAAGCTGAAACATATCCTCTTGCTGATATAGAAAGGGCAGTTGAGGCTCTTAAATCTGTAGCAGGTGTGGATGATTATGGAACATGGATAAGAATTGGCATGAGTCTCAAGGGTTTTATTGGAGATTCGGGATTTGTACTCTGGGATGACTGGTCTTCATCCAGCAGCAAATACAATGCAACTGAGATGAGGGCAAAGTGGGATGGTTTTAAAGGCGGTGCAATTACTGAGGGTGATGGAGGTACACTCTTCTTCCTGGCAGGAGATACTTTCCGGCATAAGACCATTTCTGTGCCTCCTACCTACAAGGAAAAGGAAACAGACAGGGAGCTTCACAAGGATTTAATGAAACCTTCAGGATTCGTTGGAGACTTTGCAGAATTTATCATGCAAAATTCAAAATATCCTCAGCCGGAACTGACCCTGGGTGCATCGCTGGCCTATACTGGAGTGATGATTGGTAGAAAATGTGCAACTGAAGAGAATACACGCTCAAACTTATTTATTGCTGCACTTGGTAAAACTGGCAGCGGCAAGGAAAGTTGCAGGTACTTTATAAAGAAATTTGATTCTGAGAATGAAATGAAATGCTTTGGAGCAGAGAAGGTAACAGGCAGGGCAGCAATAGAACGAGTCCTGGCTTGGAGACATAGCTCGCTGTTCCTGATAGATGAGTTTGGACTGTTCATGCAGGCAATCTTTTCCGACAATGCTCCAAAGCACGCAATTGAAACAATGACTGCATTCATGGAAATATATACCTCCTCTGGTGGGCCGTACTTTGGTCAGGACAAGGCTTCACTGAAAGAACAGGAAAGGTTTGAGATCGACCAGCCTTGCTGCAGCATATATGGCACAAGTACCCCAGATACGTTCTGGTGGAGCCTTAATTCGGGGAAAATCAGGGATGGATCAATGAACAGGTTCGTTGTGGTGAATGCCCTTCCGATTCGTCCCAGGAGGCAGAGACCAAAGTTCCTGCAAAAGTTCCCCAAGGCACTGTGTGACCGGGCTGCATTATTCAGGAATATGTCAATTGACAGCAGCTCCAGGGGAAATGTTAAGGAGCAGGTTGCAAAACCAAAACCTGAAATTATTGTTTATTCCGAAGATGCATTCAATGTGTTTGAAAAACTGGAGGATGAGTGTTCCAGGTTGTCAGAAAAAGGTGCTACTGGTGCAATGTGGGTGAGAGTTGCAGAACATGCAAAAAAGATTGCACTTATTAATACTGTTGGAGATAACAAAAGCGAGATCAATGCAGAAAGAGCTGAATATGGATGTGAGTTGATGAAGGTACTTACCAGGAACACATGCATGGATATAAAACAAAACCTGGCTGATAATGAATTTGAGAGAGTATCCAAGAAAGTGGAAAGGATGATACGTGAAGCCGGAAAGGAAGGGATTACAACTTCTGAACTGACTTCGAGGACAAGGTATTTGAGGAACTCCAGGCAACGCAGGGAAATTCTGGAGGATTTGCAGGCTGCAAATCTGGTTGTGTGTATGAAAACTAAGAAGGCACAGGGTGGAAAGCCGCTGGAGACTTGGTTTGTTACTGACACGCATCCATGAGGAAACGTGCCAGTTTGGGGGGTGCTAGGATACCTGGGAGTGGCTTTTCTTGCCTTGATGGGCCTTCTGAGACTCTAAAATCAGCTTCAACTCCACTAAATCTCCAACGAACCTGGTTGCAGAGCAATAAGTCGGTTGTTCGTCCAGATACTTCTTCATTGCATCATAAATGCGTCTATCCATCCGAACCATAGTGTATTCCCTTGCAGGAATCTCCATGTTAAGTCTTGGTTTCATTTAAACTTCCTTTATTTTGACTTTGCAGGGTTTTTGTTAATATATGACAGGAGCCTGTTGACGGCTTTCGCCACTAACCGAAAGTGTTGAGTGAAGCTCGGAAATAAAAAATTCTAAATTTATTACCTTTATTTCATCACTGTCTTTCGATTGTTCGATTTTCTCCAGGCGATAGATAACATACTTCATATCCATCCTGCCGTCAGGGTATTTCTCCCTACTCATTTATCCTCCTTTTTAAGATCCAGTGCAAATTGGAAAAAATTAGGTTGACGGATCATTGATTTTATTGCAATATCCAATGCAGTCTTTTTTATTAATTTTATTCCTGTTGATTCACTCTGCTGCTTAACGTATTCGGAAAACAATAGCCAGGTATCAACCTTTACTTGGGCCATCACAACCCCACGATTCTTTAGTGTCTTCCCTAAACCAAGTGCTTCTGCTCTTTCTTCTTTTCTTCTTGTTATTTCTTCAGATTTTGGTTTTCCCAGCGACATTCCAATATCTGCAAGAGCTTTCTTAACGCCTCTTAAACACTTCTGGCCAAAGGGTTTAATCTTGAGCAAGTCCTGTTCGCTCTTCTGGACAAGGTCTCCGATGGTTTCAATCTTCGCCTTTTGCAGGCAGTTGTTTATACGGACGCTGATATTGCTGCCCTCGGAAATGTTAAGCATGAAGCAAGGCGATCCTTCATCCAATACTTCTTCTTTCCGCTCTTTTTCTTTTTCTTTTTCCTTCCTTATTTTAAGCCGTTCACGGATTTGTGTGTCTGAAAAGAATGGCTCCAGTGTTGTTGTCTCCCCTCCTTTCCCACCTTCTCTTTCTTTTTTCGCCTCTCTCGCACTCTCTTGCATTTCCCTCTCCAACTCCACTCTCTTCTTCGCCATCCTCTGCAATCAGTTGAAAATGTTGTCGAGACATTTTTGCTTCT